ATCACATTTAGCTGAAGCTGATGGTAATGGAGGGGAGGAAGGTTTACTTTGCTTTCTCCTCCCTTCCTCCCACTTAAAAAGGAGAAAGATATGTATTACGAATTTACAGTTAATGACAGAACTTACAAATTAAAACTTAGAACCAGAGACATTGTGGATTTAGAGCGCAAGCTTAACAAAACACTGCTGATGTTATTTGGTGAAAACTTCAACCAGATCCCGGCATTGGAGACGTGTGCGCTACTGATCCATGCGAGCATGCAGAAGTATGAGCATGGCATCCGCTATGAAAATGTTCTGGACATCTTAGATGAATACCTGGAAGAGCACAGTTATCCTGAGCTGATGAATGTGCTCATTGGTATTTATGAGGCTTCCGGATTAATCCCTAAAACAGATGAAGAGAAAGAACTGGAAGCAGAAGCAAAAAACTAACCGGGGCAGAGGACAATGATGCCTCTGCTCCTTTAACTGGTTATATCTTCACCCTCCGCAACTGGTGCCTGATTGCCGGGCTGATGGAGGAAGTATTCTGGGACATGGATTTAGGAGAAGCCAGAAGGTACATGATGGCCAGCAACATCCGCACCAGAGACAACCTTAAGATGCAGGCGATCTCTTCTTACAACCATTCCAAACTGATGGTGTATGCAATCGCAAGGGCATTAGGCGAAAAGGTTGACTTCCCTGATCTTACGGATTTATATCCGGGCTTATTCATGGAAAAAGAAAAAGAAGAGGCGAAGATTCAAAGGGAGAAAGCAATAGCAGAAAAATCAATTAACAACTTCATGGCTTTTGCAAGCAATTGGAATGCCAGATTTGAGGAAGAATCAAATGAATGAAGGCTTATATGTAACAATAGAAGCGGATGATAGCAGTTACCAGTCTGCCATGAATCGGGTGCAGTCAGCCACCAAACAGACCGCCTCACAGATCGAGATGGCAATGGAGGCTGTGCAAGTTGCACTTGGTCAGGAGATGGTTCACGCTGCAGAATCCGCAGGATATTCTTTGGAATCGCTTGGCGAGGTCCTTTTAAAGATTAAATCAAAAGGTCTATCCCTTGATGATTCTCTGGATGTACTCAAGCAAGCTTTAGGCGAATTAGGAGTAGAAGCGGAGCAGGCATCTACAAAACTGCAAACAGCTTCTACAAGGATGCAATCTGCCTCCACGCAATCAAGCGGAGGCTTCAGCAGGCTTGGCATGGGGGCAAAGATGTTCCTGGCTAACATGGCAGCAACCGCAGTACAACAGTTTGCACAGATGGCGGTGGATGCCTTAGCTGATGTCACCGCCTGGGCGCAGTCAACCGGCAACAGTTTTGGCGCATGCATGGCAGAAGTGCAATCAGCTGCCGGAGGAATGCGGAACCAGTTAGGCGCAGCGTTTGCATCCATTCTTCAGACTATTGCTCCAATCATCATGCAGATCATCAGCTGGATCACAGCCCTTGCTGATGCGATTGGCCAGTTCTTTGCAGCATTAGGCGGTAGATCTACCTACATTAGAGCCAAGAAGAACTTTGGAGCAGTAGGTGCAGCAGTCGGTGGAGTAGGAGCTGCAGCCGCAGGAGCTAATAAAGAACTCAAGAAAACCCTCCTTGCATTTGATGAACTTAACCAGATGCAGGATAACTCTTCCTCCGGAGGCGGAGGTGGAGGAGGCGGTGGCGGTGGTGCCGGTGGAGGCATTGGCGATCTCTTTGAAGAGGTACCGCTTGCTACAGATGGCATCCTTGGAATGTTGAACCGCATAGCCTCCGCACTTGGGCCTATCATTAGTGACGTTCTCACTACTGTTGCTGATCTTATCAATGGCACCATGGATCTGGTTGGTTCAGAGATAGACTTTTTTGTAGCATACTTTAATGATGATCTGAAAGGCATGGAGGAAGCCGTTGAAGAAATGCAGAAAACCATAACGGACAATGAGGTCATCAACTGGTTATGGACTGCATATATGAAGGTAGGGCGATGGTTTGATATTGCGATCATTGATATTAAGCTTTCAATAGCTAAGGCGGTAAAATGGGCCCTTACAAACTTCGGTGATGTTTTAGCGTTCTTGTTCCCAGGATTAGGTTCGGTTAAAGACTATCTTCTTGGAACAATAGACGACACCATTACCGGACTTGAAGAGCAAAGGTCTGCAACCGATGAGGCTTATCAGGCCTACATAGATTTCGGTAATAGTAATATTACACTTTATCAGATCCAGTGGGAATTACAGCTTACAAAGAAACATGCGGATTCTTTAAAGCAATCCTTGAAAGGTCTTGACCGTATGGAGTTCCATGCGGAAACGGTTAAGGTTGGCCTTGACTTCGTGAAGGCAAAGCTGGATGCAACTGCTCAGGCAGCGACCGGAGCAAAGGGCGGAGTTGAGAATCTTGACAGATATCGGCCGGGCTTTAAAGGAACAAAAGATGGACTTGACGATGTAACAAGTAAAGCCAATTCCACATCATCTGCAGTCGGTGGTGCCAAGCAATCCACAAAAGTGCTCAATGATTATTCGCCAGGCTTTAATGGGCTTAAGAATGGGCTCTGGGGCATCGGCAATCAGGCTGACAGCTCAGCGGGGAAAGTAAACAACCTGAAGAACACACTCAGTGGGCTTAATGGCATGACAGTCAAAGCCGGGATCACAGTTGCTACTGGCCTTATCAATACGTTAAGAGCCAATGGATATGCTGAAGGCGGACATCCGGAAGTAGGCCAGCTCTTCATAGCAAGAGAATCCGGTCCTGAGTTAGTCGGTACAATGGGCGGACAGCCTACAGTAGCAAATAACTCTGACATCATCGCAGGTATTGAGGCTGGTGTTTATAACGCATTCATGAGAGCAGAAGGCGGAGCCGGTGGTGGAAGCACTACCACAGAGGTCAATGTATACATGGATAATGAAGTAGTAGCAAGAGCTGCGCTCCGTGGTCAGAACTCCCTGAACCGCAGATATAATGTGTCAGCTTATGCAACGAGTTAAGGAGGTGAACCGATGGCTAAACAGATGATTAGAGTTAATGGCGCAGGGTTCACTCCTTCCGCCATGACAGTCAGCATCCAGAATGTCAATTCAGCGGATTCAGGAAGAGTTTTAAACTCAAATGCCACCATGTACACCAACCGAATCACAAGGAAGTACAAGATTCAGTTGGAATGGTGGGGACCTGATCCGGCAGAAACATCGAGGATATTAAGGGCATTTGCTCCTGAATATTTTAATGTGACCTTTACGGATCCATATAGCAACAGCGCTGTAACAAAGACCTTCTACTCAGGAGATCAGAGCATCCCGGTGAAGGTATGGACATCCAATAACAAGCGGTACAGCAAAGTTAGTTTTAATATAATTGAGAGGTAAACATGTTAACTGTTTCTGATCAGTGGAAAGAATATACAGAAGATAATCATAACTATGAAATTAAAGCAGTGCTGACCCTTGAGGATGGCACTGTTTTAAATTTAACCGGTGATGATTTTATGAGCGCTTGCATCAATGATGCTGTTTCAGAAATGGACAGCATCACCATTGGTGCAGTAGTAACAAACCGCTTCTCCGGCTCATTAAACAACATGAGCGGAAAGTTCGATGGTTTAGATCTGGAGGGCGCTACATTAGAGGTCAAGGTAGGCCTGATCTATGAGGATGAAACAGAGGAGTGGCTGGATAAAGGTGTTTACATCTTAGACCAACCATCCATGATGGGCGCTGTGCTCCAGATTTCCGCCTATGACTATATGGATAAGATGAACCGCTACTACCTGGGAACACATCCGGTTGACGGAGTGCAGACCCCGATATCATTCCCAGTGGCATCTGAAACGTTAGCATCATGGCTCTGTGACTACTGCGGAGTAAGTTATGAAGCAGGCTTCTGGCAGATAGAGAACAATCTGGATGTGGAAGAGTTTGAGTTTAACGAGAGCACCACATGCAGAGAGGTTCTCAACTGGATCCTGCAGATAAACTGCGGATATGCCCGGATAAGTAACGAGGGCTATTTAGAAGTCAAGTGGCTTGGTGAAGGTTACTGGAGCACATCAGATGCTTTAGATGGCGGAACTATTCAGCCTTGGAGCGGAGCAGAAAACGCTGATGGCGGAATTATGGATCCGTGGGCTGTAGTGCCTGACATTAATGGTGGATTCGTTTGCGTAACAATTGACAAAGTAACATCAGTTGAAATGTCCTCCAAAGATGTAAAAGTTACTGGAGTAAGGGCATACGCATATGGCACTGTTGATGAGTTCTCTTTCAACACAGCAGGAGGCAATGGCTATATCTTAGCATTGCAGGATAACCCACTTATTACAGAGGATAGGACTGAAGAGATCGCTAACGCTGTAAATGGCACAGTAAACGGTCTTGGCTTCAGACCATACAACGCAAAGATAGAAGCGAACCCAATCCTTGAGGCAGGGGATGCAATCGCCATCATGGACTACAAGGGCGAATACCACATGAGCCTTATCACAAACCTGACCTTTAACTGGGGCGCAGCTACAAGTATCTCCTGCGGAGCAGAGAGTGCCTCTAAAAAAGATATTGAGCTTAGCAATCCAACCACAAGCGTTATCCAGGGCGCAGTAACTGCAGCTTATGACTATATCACAGCAAAGAAGATTTCTGCCGATGTTATCACAGCCGGAACTCTTGGAGTAAATGGAAAGATTACTGCCACAGATTTAGAGATTACTGGCGGTGAGGTTGGTAACTTCACAATTCAGGACGGAAAAATTAAAAGTACGTATACCGTTCCACATACCTATACGAATGATGACCTCACTATTATGAATGACATCATTTCACAAGGCACAATACCAACACAAGAACAGTTAGATCTGTATGACCTTGATCAGGATGGTGAGATTACCCTAGATGATACGGATCTTGTTAATACAATCATCATGCAATATGGCGGAGTATTAACATCCACAGTAACCCTTGACCCAAGCAATTATGCCAAGATGGTAACTACCGAAAACAATTTAGGCAACTTGAGTTATTTAGGTGGTTGGGGCGGTGTCTTTGACCATCTGATGTGGGAAGGCAAAGAAATAAAGGACATCATCACTGGTACACTTCGCTATAACTATGGTGGCTTCAGCGCTTATGGAGTAATTTTTTCTGATGACTTGCTAATTGCACATGGCGAAATCAATTTAGGCAGCTGCGCCATGACGAATGGATATGGAAGCAGTTATTACGTTAGTAAATCCATCACATTCCCTATTAATTTTGGAAACACAGTTAGGATGTTCCAAATAAGCCCACGTGCTAGTAGCGGACTTATTTCCGCCATGCCTTATTCGGTATCTGCGAGTGGATTTAGTGCATATATTTTTGATGCTTCAAGGGAAACAAAAGACGTAATTCTTGATTACACAATTGTATGCAATTAGGAGAGCACATGAAAATACCAAATGAACTATTAGAAAAATATCATGTCGGTTTGGACTTTGGCGATGAGGGCGCATACCGGACATTCCTGATCCAGACAGATTACGAACTTATAAAGAGCTTTGAAAAACTTATGGCAGAGCCACTGAAGTTAGTAACGAACTTTGTGACTATTGCAAAAGAAAATGCGGAGCTCGTTAAGTACAGAGCAATCGCAAGAGCAGAGTTAAAGGAGATAGAGAATGGCAATACAGATTAGAAGAGGCACAAATGCCAATTGGGAGAGTAACAGCTCCAACATTGTGACCGGGGAGCCTGCGATCACAACTGATAGTGGGCGGTTCATTGTTGGCACAAGTAATGGCACATTTGCAGAGTTTGCCAATGTGGAGATTTTAGCTGATGAGTTTGACCCCAACCATAGTTATATAGTTGGAGAGCCTTGCACATACAAAGGCAAGATTCAAGTCTGCACGATGCCACATAGCGGAGCATGGAACTCAAGCCACTTTAGTTTGATGAGTTTAAACGATGCGTTATTGAGTGCTTCTGACTATCTTGAATTGGCAAGGCTGATGGCATCAGATTATAACCCAAATGTAGATTATTTTGGTGGGCAATTCACTAAACACGGTGGGAACGTCTATGAAGCTAAAGACGATATTACTGCGGAAGCATGGACGGAATCACATTGGAATTTGATAGGGAGTGCAAGCTAATGAATGTAAAGAACTTATTTAAAAATCTGCTACACAATTCAGAAACGCTGTCGAGCGAAGCAGAGCAGAACGCAAAGGACTATGCTGATACAAACTTGCAGACAGCCAAGTCGTATACAGATTCATTTTATCTTCATGCTTTAGGGGATAAAACTTTGACAGTTGATACGGAATTGGGCTGTGGATATATTGTTATTTCGCCAAGCGGTAGTTGGGCGAATGTGTATTTTGTAAACAATTATCAGAACACCTGTTTTGCAAAAACTCTTGTGCAAGGTGGCTCAGCGGTAACCATTTCAACAAGTGGCTCACGTTTTACTCTTACCACTACTGGAACCAACATTGAGTATTACGCAATAAAAATTGGGGGGGTAACTAAACTCTTCAAAGCTATGCTCCCAAGATTGGGGGTGTTAGCGTGTTAAGAAATTTAATCAAAAACTTGTTTTTTAGGGCAAAAGGATATGCAGACACTGCAGAGAGCAATGCAATTGCACATACTGATGCAAAACTCAAAACAGGAACTTTTACAATTCCTGTACCAAGATTGAACAATCAAGTTGTGTCATTTAACTACATTCGATTGTTCGATAAGTTTACAGTTGGGTGGGCATACTTTAAGGCTAACACAGTGTCAGGCAGTTCAACTATTTACTTTCCCTTCGCTGACAACAATCCGTTTGGGTATGACATTGACTCAATTAGCGGAATCTGTCAGTTAGACTCAACGATGATTTATCCGTGTTCAGAGTCTGGCGGTAACACGAACCTTTGGATTCCTGTTTCGCAGTCAACAATGTCGGCAAAAAACGTATTCTTAACGATATTTGTTGTGGGGGGGGTAATACTTAATTTACTCAACGCACTCTCTGAAAGGGGGTGCGTGGCATGATTAAGACACTCATGAAGAATATATTTATACCATTACTCACAAGGATAAAAGCACTTGAGTACAGTATTGGATTAATTGCGGATTATGTTGTGGAGCAAGGGGCTAGTGGTAAATGGACTTATGAGAAATGGGCGAGTGGAAAAGCTGTGTGCCGATGCCGAGCCTCTGGAACTATTGAATGCACAGCCCAATGGGGAGCCCTTTACACAACTGGTAATAATACAGTGTCCGAAACTTATCCCACAAATTTCTTTATTGACGTTCCAAATATTCAATATTCATTTGAAACCACTGGTTATAACTATTGGGCGATAGCTGGTACTAGCGGAGGAACTAAAGACCATACACCCGTGTTACAGTTAGCAAGACCAACAGCATCAACGATTATATATATGGCAAATTGGGAGGCTACTGGTAGATGGAAATAAGGAGAGAACATGAGTAACAAGGCATATGACATCATCAACAAAATTCAGAGGTTTCTTCCGGCATTAGGTGCGTTCTACCTTGTGCTGGTTGAAGTGTGGGGTCTGCCTTATGGGGATGCAGTCAACAAAACAATCGTGGCTTTGGCTACATTGTTGGCGGTCTTCCTGGAGGTAATGACTTCCAAGTGGAAAGAAAATAACAGCATCAGCATCAATTCATTTAACAAGGAGAACTAATAATGCTTGAAACAATCATCACAGGAATATGCGGAGCCGGATGGCTCGCAACGCTCATCATGTTCTTCGTCCAACGTTTCGACACGAAGAAGCAGGGAAAGAACGAAGAAGCCAAAAGGCTTGATGATGTGGAAGAGGCTTTGAAGAAAAATGAAAAGGACAACGTCCGCATCCAGCTTCTTCTCCTCATGTCTACCTACACAGAAGAGGACGAACACGAGCTTTTGACCTGTGCAGAGCATTATTTTGTGGAGTTAAAGAGCAACTGGTATATGACTGCGAAGTTCAACCGATTCCTTCAGAAGAACAACATCGC